AAGAAAAGAAAAGGCCATCACGAAAGACATGTCAAATAATTCCGGGTCAATCACGATATGGGTATATTCTATGTATGCGTCATCGTAGTTCGTGACGATTACCTTTTGATTTATCTCTGGAAGGAATAAGGTTTCGAATTCTATGGGGTCGGGATTTTGACTCTCGGCATCGTAGAATATTTTACGGATGCATAGGCAGCTTGAAGGATAGGCGTAGATGTATGCCCATCCAGGTACCTCCTGATCAGCTATCTCGGCAAGGAGTGTTTTTACTGCGGCAAAGCGCCAGTCTTTGGCCCTTAGAACAACGTCTCTGGTTATTTCGTATATTCTATTCAGGGACCGGGCACTTTCATTGGCTTCAGTTAGGGATACGATGGGTGCCTGTCCGAGATGCGCTAAGGCCATATTACAGATGGCAACATCTGATATCATAGGTCCTCCGAAAAAATATGGTGGCCGCTTTCAGGTCTCGAACCTGACTAAAGAGGCTCTTTTGGCCCCTTCGTGCTTCCGATTACACTATCGGCGGCCCCACAATGTTCTACTTCTGGCGTTTTTTAGCCTTCTGGATAATGGCCGCCATCTTCTGGCGACTGGTATCTTTGGCTAATACCTCCAACAGTTCCTCTTGATTTAGTATCTCTGCATCTTTAATGCCGCGGCCCCTGGCCTCAACAAGTAGCTCCTCGCGCGCTATTTCGGCGGCGGTGCTTGCTTCTTTCGGTTTTTGGGCTTTAGTTGCTTCCGGACCTGCCTGGTTCTCGCCTATCCGCGCGAAATGATGCGGGGGTTTGTCCTTTGAGTCTATCTCTACGATAGTCCCCTTTTCCCAATACCTATTTTGAAAACCGTAGCAGTCCCGAAGCACTTCGTATTTCGCCATATCTCTCCTTTTCCTTGCGCGTCAGCAATGGCGGGTGCGAGCCGTCCATTGGTTACAGCAAGGATATTGCTCTTATGCCGCTGTTGCTGCTGTGTAGACTATCTGCAAATAAAGTGCTGGGAGGTTTGCAGTTGCGCCTTGCGTTACCGCAACAGTAAGCTTCTCTCCAGCTGAAAGCACTTTATATGTTCCACTCAACGCGCCCAGATCTCCGATTGTCCCTGCTGCCGGAGGCTGCGTGCCGGTATTGTATGTCTTTGTAACAATGGCGGCTGCATCACCATCGGCTAAGGCAATGACTGCGGTATTGCCATCATCAACGCCCGCACTTGAGCCAAGGGGAATTATCCCTGCGCTTACCAAGGTGATATCAGTGCCTGCGGGGGCGTAGAGAATTGTCCTGGCTGCGATATCAGCTCCGGCCGATAGATCCTCGATTGCTACAACAAGCACCCTGGTATTAGCAGCTGCGCTTAGTTGTTCAGGCGTAAAAATACCTGCCGCAAACAAAGCTCTGGTTGCGGCATCGGCCGCGAAGGCTCCGTTCTGAATTAGTTGAAGCAGAACGGCGGCGGTGAAGCTATCGGTGCCGAATTTATCCAGCACTGTGGCGGCAAGAAAATAACCCGTCGCCATTTTGGCCCGGCCTGCGGTATCGGCCGATATAGCGCCTGCGAGTATCTTCGCGGTAGTTACCGCGTTATCTGCCGGTGTTCCGGTTGTTACTGCTTTGGAGTTAGAGCCGTCGTGGTCGTGGCCTGTGGCTGTGTCAAATACCGCACAGAGAAGGTCAACCAGTTCGGCGACTCCTTTAAAATTGTAATAGACACTCATGGTTTCTCCTTTTTAGTTGGTGAGGAAAACCGGCAGGGGTTTGGCCTGCCGGTTAATTTCTCACTTTGCTTTCTCTTACCGAGCGATCTCCACGTCGGGCGTTAAGAACGCATCGACGGTGCCGCTGGTGAAGTTATGAACCGTTACGGCATAATAGACGCGCACAAACTGCTTCAGGCCCGGAGGAAGCTTTATCTTCCAGATTGTCGTGTTGGCCGTGCAGGCTGCTTCGGCTATCAGGTCTGACTTGGCCAGTATTACTTTTGCTGTGGCAAAGCCGACATCTGAATCGCTCTCGATAGAGATCTGAAGAACCGAATCTTCTTCAGTTGAATCAAGAACTGTGCCTACGCGCACTACAAGGTAGAGCTCTGCGCCTGCTACTGCGTCACCCGCCTTGGTCATATCAATGACGTCGGTCGAGGCGGCAGAAGCAGTAAGCAGCTGTGCTTCCGAGAAAATTAAATCATGATCGCGTATCATAGTCTGTCTCCTTTTTTGGTTAGTGGTTCTGTTGTTTATGCTACTAACGTTTCGGCGTTTAGAATCGCGTCGCACCGGCGAATAGGAATGCCCATAAATCTGGTAATAGGCGCTCCGTTTTCGAGGTTCTGGATGGTCAGGTTCACGTTGCTCTTGTTGTATGCCTTGATATCCAGCGCGGTCTTTACTTCCTTGTTGCAATACCAGGATGCGCGGCCCAGTCTTAAGGACGGTACCTTGTTCAGCGCCTGCAACATGAACTTAATCAGGTTAGCAGAGCTGTCAGAGGTGTTGCCGGCAGTGGCTAAGTCGGAGACATCCAGGTTGCAGATACGCACGGCATATCTCCAGTCTCTTACTGCGAGGCCGAGGCGGGTCTTATACTGGTCAATAAAAGCATAATACTGGCCGGCCGGTGTTTCGCTGTCGTTTACCATCTGCAGACCCTTGTCATTATGCTCGATACCTGCCTTGCTGCCGCGAGGATAGAACGCGTGGATGGTGTTTTCGCCCCAGACTACGAGCCAGAGCGAGGTGTTGTCGGTGCTTGCTCCGCCGCCTAAGATGACGTTGGTTCCGGAGTCTGCGGTCGTGGATGAATAGAAAGGCGATAGCCCGGTAAATCTGTCCGGGTTGACGTTCACATCGCCGTAGAACAGGGTCGTTGCCATAAGCTGAGAGATTGCCTCAATGAACGGGGCATTCTCTGAGAGCCTAAAAGCCGCCTTGTCTACCGCGATATTGACGAGTTCTTCGTCAATGCGGCCGAGACCTTCGATAACCCCTGCGGTAAAGAGGTTCTGCTTGGTCTGAGACTTGGTCGGCTGGGTGCCTTTGTTTATCTGTCTCCACGCCACGGAAGGAAGACCTGTTCTTACTGTGGTCTTGTGTCCGGTCGTGGTGTTGCCCTCGACAAATACGAGGTCTTCGAGTACTTCGTTTACCAGGTTCAGCATTTCGGCGATGCGGGCGATTTTACCGTCCGGGTCGAGCCGTCTTGCATGATCCATCAGAGTTAAATTGGTGTTACCGATGGTAGCCATAGTGTGTTCTCCTTTTTTGGTTTAGCTGCTTTACTTCATCGTGTCGCCATAAAACAGTTGGGCGTCACTTTTCTGGCCTGTTTTTTGCTTGCCGTCAACGAATTCATCTTCGCTGATGGTCTTACCTACTTTCACAAAGAATCTCACCAGCTCCTTGTGGTTTCCTACGCCTGTCTGGTTCAGGAGTTGACGCAGTTCCGGGGTGCCGAACTTATCAATGGCTCTGCCTGCATAGACCACTTCTTTCTTATAGTCGGGGCCTAATTCCTGGACGGCCTCTTTTCTCCAGGTGGCGATGATCTCATTGAAATCTTTCTGCAGCTTCTCGGAAACGCCTTGCATGTGCTTTGCCTGAAGGTCTATCAGCTCCTGCGCTGCCTCTTGGGTGAGGTTGTGTTTTTTGGCCGTTGACTTGAAATCCTCAAGCATTGGCTGATTTACCTCAACACCTTCGGGAAACTTAAAGTCGGTATACGCTTCAGGTGCGCCTTTCTTTGCTTTGTCCGTTGCTTCCTTGGCTTTGATCAGCTCCGCCTGCTTGACCTGGTCTTCCGCGGAAAGCTGTTCTTTCGGGGTATCAAGAAGACGCTTCTCTTCCCGACCCTTTTCAAGATCAACCCTCTTTGTTTTATCAGTGTCATTCAGGGTAGCTGGGTCTGCTTCCAGGATACGTTTCTCTTCTGTCTCTTGAACCTGCTTGGCTGCGGCTATTTCTTCCGGGGTCTGCGCTACTGATTTACCGGCTTCGACTTCGCCACCGTCAATCAAGCTCTTCTCTGGCAATACTTCTGCTACTGGTATTACGTTTGGATCTATAGCCATTTTGCTACTCCTTTTTTTGTCCTATAGAAGGATGCGGTAAAAACCCGCCTGCTTCTAAAGGAAAACTCTTTCTAAATTCTTCGAGCGTCATATCTTTTTTTCTGGTATTACAACTTATATGAGCGATATTTATGTTGTCTTTTACGTTAGTGCCGCCTCTGCTAAACGGTATTTTATGTTCTAAACAATCCTGTCTAAATTCGATAGGTTTCAGACATAAATAACAAGTAAGAGTGCCATACTGTTTAATATTATCTTCATAGATTTGTTGAAAGGTTCGGATAGATAATAAGCTATTCCCCCTTCGAGATGCTTTGCATATTTGATTACGTATTCTTCTTCGAGATTCAACCGTCAAACCTGGTATTGTCGCTATCTCATTTTTGTTATATCTCTTGCTTATCCCCTTTTTATGGCGATATTCTTTCTTCTGGGCAACGATTTTTTCTTTATTCTTACGACGATATTCTTTAGCTACAACAGCAATTCGCTCTCTGTTTCTTTGACGATACTCTTCACGCCAATCTTCTATTCTTTCTTTGTTGGCCAACCTCCAGGCGCACATATATTCTTTTTTATTAAAGCCCATCCTCATTCTCCGCAGGGAACTGTCTTTTGATACTCTCAACTTCCGATTTATTCTCTCTAATCATTTGCAAGAACATCTCTGGTTTTGTTTCCATAATATCGGCGAATAGTCTAAGACCAATGACTCTCTCTCCTTCTACTCGGGCAGCAATCTCGCTATTACCGATAGGTGACGTGCAGAAAATATGCCCTTCTTCTATTATTCTCCAAAACAATCGCCGGCCTTCCGGGAGCGCCAGCACCTTACGGATGTCGTTTAGTTCGCGCTCTCTTTGCTGCTTGGCGC